GGACTTTAGAGAGGCTATTAGCGGCATTGGCAACAGCGGAGGCAGGACCACTAATCTGTCCATTTCCAGAATACTCAATGCTAGACTGGGCAACAGGTTGGTTGGTGGGACCTCCCAACTCTGTGTCCTCCAGCCACGCAAAAGTCTGGATATCCACAGAAGAGCCAGTGACTCCATTGGCACTCTTTAAACCAACATAGACTGTCAAATCCACCTTACCCATATTCTGATAATTCGACAATGTCGTCTCCATCATTGGGTACGGATACAAAAAAGGGCAGACCATAGTTGCCGTCGATGTGTTCTGTGGGTTTAACCAGACATGTGGCTTTTGAGATTGCTGAACCAACATTAGGTTCGTGGATGAGCTCACTGTATCCGTACGAAATCCAGCAAGAGGAGTGTAGGCAGCTATGATACCGCCATAATAAAACGGCGAACCGTTTACTGTAAACTTGAGATGCAGATTGCCTCGGATAAGACCGAAACCTCCTGTTTTCTCCTTCAGTGAGGGATCAGCTAAATACGCTGACCATGGCTGGATGGTGCGTTGGATGCCTGTTCCCATCGCCTCGGTCCATGTGAACGAGTCAATAAGACGAGGGCGAGAAAAATACTCACCCAGACTCTGTGGCATGGACATTGTAGATGCTGCTCTACTAGAATTAGAGCCTAAATCGACGTGAACGGAGACTGGCTCATCCTTAAACGCATATGTTTGTTGCATGGTAGTGACGCTTCCTTCCGTATCGGGACGGACATCGGCTTGTGCTACGATGCGATTCTTCCAAGCTTTTCGCTTTTGCGAGCGTAGTTGCTTAGTGTAGATTTTGTTGATGGCTGACTCGATAGCAGCAGGCGCCATTTGCCTAACAGCTACTTCGATATGGTGTGGATTAGTGTTAACTTGTTTGCTGAGATGTGAATCTTCAACGTCGCGGTTCTTCTCAACACGGCGACGCCTAGCAGGCTTTTTGGGAGACAACCGGATCCCTGTCCACTCGGACTCTTCGGAGGAACGCTCCATGGTGGTCGATCCCCAGCAGTCCATTCTCCACGATGTCTGTGCTTGCGGTACAGACGAGTGGCAGTAACTAGTACTGAGGGTTGGTGTGGCTTCAGCCGAAAGCTCGGGTTTCACCAAC